GTGTTTTGTGAAGCTGTTCCAGAATAATTTTTAATACCATATTTAGCAGCAAGTTTTTTACGATTCGCAAAGCTGGAATCTAGTTTATTCATATTCATGTAATCAACTAATCCCAAGCTGCTATTACTTTGCGTATTTGGCTTAGCTGGAACATTTGCACTAGCCCCTTTACCAAAAGTATCTGTTCCATAGCCTTTGTATTCAAATTGCAAGTGCGGATTGTCAACAAAACCGTCCCAATCACCACCCCAAGTGAATCCTAATGCTTTCGCTTTTGCAATAAATTTTTTCGCATTTGCTGAGCGATAACCACCCCAATTAACAGTTTTACCTTTCGCCATGACGAAATCTAGCGCTTGTCCTACTAAATGATAAGAACGCATTGTTTGAGACGCTCCGCTCGCGACATTAGCGGATTGTTGCTCTTTCGTTCTAATTGTTTCGTAGATTAATACTTCAATGCCGCTATTTTCCGCCCAGTCGAGAAGTTTTCTCGCCGCCACTTTGGTGTTATCCGCTAATTTATTTACATTTGCTAAACTTCTACTATAATAATAACTTGTCATTATTTATCATCCTTTCGTGGTTCTGTATATTCTTGCGCTTGAGCGCTGTCCTTGCTACCCGCAGTCGTAGGGTCAATAATTAAACCCCATGCCGCAAATACACCAGTAATAACTGTAATCAGTTGTTTTAACAACTCGTTATAATCCCATGTCACGTTAAAAACAAGCAACACAGCTTGAATAATAAAGAAAACCGCTGCTATCATCGCAATCACCCATGTTTTGTTTTTGAATCGTACTTTCCAGTTAATTTTCATTATTTTTCCTCCTTCTCAGTTTTCGCTATATACTTCCAAATTGCTTTATCCTCCCGCTTCAATAAAGCGATTTCTTTATCATGATCGTTTTGCTTCTCTCTTAAGCTGATGCGGTCTTTTTTGCTTTCTGACATTTCTTCTCTCAGACTATTTAATGTAATGTCAAGCGAATCAATCATGTTTCTCAAAGGTGCGACTAGCGCCCACCTAATCACAAAACCCACAATAGCGGCTATTAGGCTGATTAACGCTATTAACTCGCCTACGCTCATCCCTGCTATTGATATACTCCCCAGTGCCAATTTTCATCATCCCATCTGTTTTTGACATAAAAAAAGCCTATTCGGCTTCAATCTAAAATATAAAATAATTGATTTAACGCGAAATACGTAATACTTGTATCCGCAGGTATAAATCCCATCGCGTTACTAGATGATGCATGCACTCGGCCGCCGCTTGACTTGTTTGTCGGTGCATAAGCCATCGCTGTTTTTGTTGTTTGAACTTCAAAAGGAACAGACGCAAAAGCGTTATTTGTAGAGGTCCATGCGGTTGATTTTTGTACTTGTCCTCTGAAAAAGGCGATTCTAATACCGAAGATGCAAATAATTCTAAATTGAGGAGTATTCCCTTCCGCTGTTGAATATCCAGAGTTTAATATTAAATCTTGCCATGGTGTTGTATAAAACGAATCTGCATCAATAGAAAGCTTAATGTTTCCACTCTCATTAAACTGTAGAGATTTCCCGGTCAAAATAGAGCTTCCTAAACTACTCTCTCCATTTGCATCAATTAGTTTTTGAGCTACTTTATATCCTCCCAACGTGCTTGTGATGCTCTCTAAAACTGTTGAGCCGATACCTGTAGGCAAATAGGAAGTTGAATTGAACCCGTCATCGTTCATTTTCACAACACCTGTGTATAGGTTATCATCACTATCTTTGTAATTTATATTATGAATAAATTCAGTACCTGTGATACTTCCGCTTTTGACGTCTCCGAGTTCTGCCGTAATAGCTGAAAGTTTGCCTATCCTTAGAGCATTATAATCCAAGGGCAACTCTTCCCAACTTTCTCCATTGAAAGAGAAAACACCGATTATCGTTTTAGTGATTTCATCTATTTTAAACCAAGTGTCTCCTTTTAGTGGCTTACTTGGCTGTGCTTTATCAAAAACTGGTTTATGATTAGTACTTGATTCTACTAATGCGTTATTAGCAGTCGTTATCGCTTCATCTATTTTTTGACTAGTTTCCGGGTCAGCCTCTTTGATATTCAATGTTTGACTGACCCATTTTTCTCCATCCCATCTTCGTAGCACATTGGGTGAGGCACTACTATCCATCCACAATAAGTCGGTGGTTGGGTTTAACGGCGCTTCACCAGCTACTATTGCATCATTAATATCCGTTAGTGTTATTTCTGCAGCTGCTCTAATTGTCATCATCCATCATCCTTTCTTCGGGCATAACATAAATTCGGTTATATCTTTTACCTCCATCACCTTGCCCTAAATTTAATTGCATCATTCTCTTTCCATTTGCATCAAGAAATGGATAAGCCCCTTCGCACTCATTAGTTGAGCCTTGTGCAGGATAGTATTTTTGTTGAAAAACATGATGATAAACTAAACTATTGCTTACCATATTCCAGCACCAAAGTTGGTTTTTATCAGTGCCTGTAAAACTCCCTCCTGCTGACAAATACGCATATGGAAACATTACATGCATTCCTTGCAATGTATATAAAGTAGTTGTAAATCCGCAATCTTTTGTCCGAAATGTATACAGAGGGGCTATTCTCCCGGCAAATAAATCAGACTTTTTACAAACATTAATTGTTAAATTTGAAACGCCTGGACTCATAACTACGTATTCGCTTGTTTGGTCGTATGTCACGCGGAATCCGTCAGGTGCTTCAAGTTTAAATGCCATTGAGTCGTCATAAAACTGTTCTTTGAAAGGGACATATTTAAACATTGCTATCGCCTTCTCTGCCTGTGGCAATGGTGTTACATAATAAGACCAGATATGTGCTTCACCGGACGAAGTGTCCACACCAAACATTGTTCCATGTCCTCCACCGAGAACCCACATCATATCGACAAAAGTACCATCGAGTGTAGTTCTATAAATGTTATAAGATTGTTGCCCACCGACTTTACTTTTTTTACTTCCGTAATATTCTTGTGACCAGTAAATATAGCCATTTTGCACATCTATTTGCGCACATTGCATAACCGATAAATTCACTTCTACCCCCGCGGGAAATTCACGTGGCAGTTCTGCAAACAGGTAACCTTGCCCTTCATTAATCATAAGAATACTAGCTTCACTTCCTTGATTAACCGAGCATCTAATAGTTGCATTGATAAAAACGTCTTCTCCAGAGATATTAACAACATTACCAGCTCCTGCATGTTCATTTTCCCAAGCTAAATCATGTGTACCGTCATTGTTTATTTTCTCCCAGATAAAATCGCCACGTTCTATGTTGGTCGTAATATTTAGTTTCCCATCATATACTCTTGCAATGAGTTGTGTTGTTCCAGCATTATTTTTAAAAGTAGAACCATTTGTACTAAACAGTTCTACTTTCCACGTCTTCGTTTCTTCTATTTGTTTTTTAGCTTCTTCAATTTGCGCTTGAAGTTCCCAAATAGCCAGTGGTGTGACGTTTTCCAATTCGATATAATCACCAAGAACAACCTTGTTTTTAGACGGATCACTAAAAGAAGTTGTCTTTTCTATGATTCTTGCAGATAAAGTTATATCCATGTCCAAGTCGACTACTCTTACTGTGTCTCCAAGTGTGACTTGGTGTGGCTCATAGCCTAACATCTCTGCTAGTAATATCACGTCTACCTCATATGTGGATAAAGGATGTTTAACTTTTTCAAGCTCTAGTAGCGCCCAATCTTTTAAAGCTTGCGCGTTTGTTATTGTATCTTTTGTTATGACCCCTTTTAAATATTCTCTGCCATCGTTGTACAGCCAGTTCGCTTCATCATCATAAATATAATTTAAACCATTATTCACTGATTTAATTGTTAAACTATCTTTACCAAGCGGGATAAGAGCAGTGTACATCGTTTTATCAGTTGTGATTCGTTTAAGACCTTGAATGTCTCTTGCGTACTCAAATCGTTTCGCAGTATTGTTGCCTCGCTCTTCAACTAAATCAAATTTATAATTAATGATTTGACCGCCAAAGCTCTCCACGTAAGCATCAATTTCTGCTTTATATTCTGCAATAACTTGTTGTAATCCAGCTTGAGCCGTTATATTGTCTGCAAATTCAATAGTACGTATTTGTCCAACAAATTCTCTCTTACCAATTGACCATCCTGTCTGTTGCAAAATATATTCAAGCGCCATATCAGCTCTTATATCAGTCAGTAATTTATTGGATATAATAGTTGCATTTAAATCATAAATAAATGCATTTTCTGCTGTTGCTTTGATGTATCGTCCTTGCATATTTAACCCGTTTTCAGATTCATAAATACGAAATAATCGTAACTTAGCTTGTTCGTCTTCAAACAAAATATAATTACCTTCGTGAATATGTTCAGCCATTTCATGTTCTGCGGGGATGGTAACAGTGTATGTGTCATCAAAGTTTTCAAGCTTCTCATTTCTCTCATCATCCCAAAAAGGACACGAAAAAGGCATGTCATTAGATAACACGCCTACAGTTGTTCTTTGTCTATTTAGAATTGTTAACATTCTATACCTCTCCTAATATGTCGTCGGTCTGTATTCTATGGACCACTCCGCTCCTTCACTGAAAGCCACTGGAGTTTGATAGCCACCAAAAAACGAAGGAAATGAACTTCCAATTGCTAAATTTTCCATGAACACTGAACCGTTTTTCATTATGACCCCAGCTTCACAATCAATCATAATCTCATCACCTTTATGGATAATAACCTCTGGATTATTTTTAACATCTGCTTCTGGATTAACTTTTTGTACAACCAAGTCGCAAAAAACAACATCATTGTCTTTGTAAGTTTGATTATTAAAATCTTCTGGAATATCCATTTTGGCCATGTAAATTCCGATGCCTGCTAACTTAGTAGCAAATTTGTTATTTGAGTCTTTCCATTTGTAGGTTCGTTTCCAAGCTTGACTACCTTTGTCGTTCAATTTAACTATTTCCGCAATAAACAACTGTCCACGCTTTTCAATAGATAGATTAAAGTACGCATCTGAAAATTCATTATAGTTATTTCCGACTTCATACGTCGTGTTTATTGTTTTCCAAACTTGCTTAGTCTTTGTTTTACCTTTTTCTGTATACTTCACTGTTTGTTGTACTTTTTTTGAATAAACCACTTTCGTATTCTTTTTCTTAACTACTTTCCCCTCAGTTGCAGCAAAAAGGTATCTATCTTTCGTTGTTCTCCCAATCTCTAGTCCCAAATTCATAGCTCTCCCATTTTGGGCATCTTTAATCATAAATTTACCAATGCGTTTGCTATCTTTGTCTAATAAATACAATTCTATTTTTGTTCTAGCGCGTGGATATTTTTGAGTAATATTTGCCAATCGAGCGGTGACTTTCCAATTGTCTAATTCTGACGTCAACATTCGTTTCATTACAGGACCTCTCCATGATTTGTAAGGCGCGGTTTCTGTTTTTTCACCATAGGAATTTACACGAATGGTGTTTATAGTTTGTTTAAATGAACTTGTTTTCGCAGGCTTACCATTTTCTAGCTCCCAAGTAATATTACTTTGCCCAATACCATCCCACAAAGTCATGTCATTTGCTCTATCGGACAACACGTTCTCATACATTTTCACAGCTGTTTGTCCTGTATCGGGGTCAATATCAGCCCCTAGAAATATATAATCATCATCTGTTGCAAATGATAGACTAGTTAAATCGTCGGTTGCTATCGCATGAATAATTGGACTTGTTGATTGTGAACCCGCCACCTCGATTATAGCCGGGCTTTCTGGTAAACTAATTTCTTGTTGTTCTCCATACCCACGTGGATCACTACATATAAATGTAATGGTTGTTGTATAATTATCTGTCTGTAATTCTGTTAACTCTGCCATTTGGGCAAAATGACCGTAATAAATCCATTCTGGTTCATCATCAAAGATTATTTCGCTTTCAAAACTATTAGTTTGGATGATTAAGTTATTAAGATCGTGTGCTATTTCTACTCGTTCAGTTTCCGATTTCCCCATAAGCGTAATATTAATGTCAAAGCTTCTAGTACCGACGGAATTCCCAAAAAAGTACCCACCAATTTTGGCAGGTACTTCTTGCATATTCTCAGAGATATTGATTGCATTTCTTTTAATACTATTAACAACTGCTGGAATGTCGTTACTATGAATTCCGGCATACGTAAATCCTATTTTTGCCACGTTGTTCTAACCCCCTGTACTCGGTCTTTACGACTTATACGATTGTTCTGCGTTTTTGTAATTACAGCTTCTACCAACTTCCCAACTTTATCGACATCCAGATACACATCGCTATTTTTTTGAAGTAGTTGCATTAAAATCTGATTCTGCTGTTGAAGCAATAAAATCATGTCAGAATTGTCAGGACTATTGACAACAACACTTCCTCCATCGTTCATTCCAATGATTTCTTTTGTTTTTTTGATTAATTGAACTGCTCGATTTTTCCGAGTAAGCGGTATGACTACTTCCGGCTTATTGTTCTCAGCAACTTCTATCATTTCATTTTTGTTTACAAAACCACCATTAGCAAATCTACGATGTCCTCGTGGTCCCCAACCTCGTTTTCCGTAGGGAAGGTCGTTTCTCCATGATGAGTTATTGAAGAACGCCAGCAACTGATCATAACCAGAAAAAATATTATTATGACCTTTCATTCTGTATGCGTTAAAAGTCTGCGGTATATATTGAAGCAAACCTTTAGCAGGGTTGCCTGATAATGTATTAACATCCACAACAGCAGATGACTGAGTTATTTTTTCATTCCCGCCAGATTCACGATGAATTTGTGCAATAATGCCTTTTAATTCACTACCGGACAAATCCACTTTCATGGCTAGAGCCGCTTTCTTAATAACACTAGACCACGCCGAAGCACCTTTCCCAGCCGGTCCTGCCACTGGCGCAGTTTCTTTAAAACCAGACAGCATTTTCTCCAAAGGTGCGCCGATACTGTTTTTTAAATAGTTCAGCATGTCAGAACCTAAATTACCATCGTTACCCATTTTAACGCCAACAGACAAGCCACCAAAAAGTTTATTTAAATTTTTGATAGGATGCGCTGCCCAGTCAAAAGCTTTTTTAGAAAAATCAACTACTTTTCCAGCTACCGCTTTTGTCCCATTCCAAGCGTCACTCAAGAAATCATTGATCGTTGAATTGCCACTTGCAAATCCAGGTAATGTTTTACCAAGACCACCTTGCATGACTTTTTTCGAATCTGCATGATTCAAAATTTTAGTACCTGGCGCAACATGCGTTATTTCTGCACCATTCGCACCTAAAATCTGAGCTTGTGCTTTGCGTTTATTGTATGCAATTTCAAAACCTTCTTCACCAGCCATAATTTTTCCGGACGCATTATTAGAACCCTTGTAATCCATCGCTAACTGACTGCCGTACGAAGTTCTTTTACTAGTATTTATTTTTTTTGTGTCATCATTATAACCTTTTGGTTTCCATTCTGGTATGGTAGGTAAACTAAAGAATTTTAATACTTTATTTACTCCACCGGTGACAGAGTTAATCACACCTGCTAAACTGACTTTAAAATTATCCCATTTTGATAACGAGTCCCCAGTTTCCCAATCAACTTGTTTCAGATGTCCAGAAGCTTGTGATTGAGCTTGACTGACTACTTGTTCGTGCATTTCAGTTGCCGCTTTTACGGTTTTATTTTTTTGACTCTTAGCTTTTTTTACAATATCATCATGTTGCTTTTTCGTAATATTTCCGTTCACATAGTATTCTTCATCAGCAGCAGCAACAACTTTTTTATATTTACTATTCGCTTCTTTTACAGCTCCGTCTTTAGCACGTTTAGATTCTTTTACGACTTTTGAAGCTTGCTCTGTACTTAATTTCCCACTACTGTCTTTCAGTTTTCCTAATATTAATTTTTGTTCTTTTGCTGACTTACTCAATGAACTAACCACAGCAGTTTCTTGTTTTTTAGATATTGTTTGAATTTGATTGCTGTAACTTTGATTACTAGCTTTTCGTTGATTTGCTGCATTACGTTTGATGCTCGTAATTTGCTGTTCCTCCGAAGCGGTTAAAACTCTACCTTCCTTTGCAGCCTTGTCGTTAATCGCTTTTATGTCCGCTTTCTCTTTCTTTGTTATATCAGCATTTTTAGTAGCCATATCTTTGTTTAGCTTTTGAATTTGTTCATTGTTTTTCTTCACTTCATCTAATGATCGCTTTTGTATTTTTGCTTGTTTTTCTTTAACTGCTTTTATATCCGCTTCTGATAACATGCTATTCTTTGACAAAGTATTTAAATTCTTATCAGAACTTTTTTTGGTTTTCTCAAAAGATTTTTCTACAAGAGCAACCATCCCATTATAATTTTTACTAATTTTAGCTGATGTTGATTTAGTGATTACATCACCGGACATTTCCAAATACTTTAATTCAGAGATTGCATTTTGAGACATAGTTTTATAAGAATTTACATTTTTGGCTGTATCTTTACTAATACCTTTTCCGGAAATATCCGTTTTCAAAGGATTAGCAAATACATCTTTTATAGCCGCATATCCTGCTTTCGCCATTTTAATTTGATCGTTAATTTGATTAACTGGATTCAATAGAATAGGATGTTCTTTTGCTGAGAATGAAAGTGCATCCCAAATTAAACCGAATTTAGCTTTATATTCAGGTATTTCCTTCTGTATTTTTTTACCGAATGCCTGCCCAAATTTAGTTCCAGCAATACCTCCTATCGCCGCACCTACAGCTGTTCCAATTCCTGGAGCAATTGCTGTTCCTATAGCGGCTCCTGCTGTCCCGCCAGCTAAGCTCCCACCAGCGCTACCAGCTTTATCGCCAGCATTTTTCTTATTAATACCAATAAGTTGTGTTGCAGATAATGCAATTCCTAGACCAGGTAATGCCTTCCCGACGCCTTTCAAACCAGCCCCGATTTTTCCGAATTTGCTATAACTCGCAATATCGCCTGCCATATCAGCTGTAGATAATGCTTTTGCTCCTTTGCTTCCTTTAAAAAATGAGCCAGCTTTACCTAAGAAACCTTTACCTTTTCCTCCACCGACTGGCAAAGCATTTCCAGCAAGTTGAGTAGTCGCAGCATTAGTTCCAGCAGCAACAGAGTTTTCTGCTAACGCTGCTGTTAATTTCTTTACAGGTGAGATAGCAGCCGCTGCCCCTTTTGCAATAAATCCAAATGCTAGTCCAGCAACCGGAATCGCTACCGCAACTACACCTGCTGTAGAGATAACCGTTTTAGTACTATCATTCAAACCATTAAACCAATCAGCTGCTTTTTGAATGTACTTTCCTAGACCACGTAATACCGGAGTCAATGATGTTCCAATGCTGATAGCAAAGGTCTCAATTGCACCAGAAATTTCTTCAATAGTACCTTTCAGATTATCCATTTTCATTTTAGCTACGTCATCAGCAGTTACTTTTCCCATTTCAGTGCGCATTTTCTTTATTCCATCCGCGCCTTCACGATAAGCAATATTCCCAGCACGAACTGCATCGGAGCCAAACATAGCACCTAGCGCTGCACTACGCTGTTCGGAGTTCAAATCTTTTAGACTGCTTTGCAATAGACCAGATATTTCTTCTGCTGATTTTAATTCCCCGTTTGTATCATAAAATGCGGAGTGGACTGCGCCAGTGGCAACGGTCAATTCTTCAAATTCTTTGTTCACTTTAGAAGCACTTGCCTTTGGACCTGCCAAACTTTTAGCTAAATCTTGAATTTGTCCCATTAATTTATCTGTATCATTCGAGAGTGGTTTAACACCATTTTCTTGCAATACTTTCATAGCGGTTTCATTGTCCACAATGCTTAACCCAAGAGCATCAAATTGTTCCCATGCTGCCTTTGTTGTAGGGTGTAATCTTTGTAGCATAGTTTTGAGAGAGGTCCCCGCATCGGAACCTTTTAAACCATTTTGTGCGAATACTGCTAACATTGTAGATGTATCATCAAATGAGAGACCAACGCCACTGGCAACAGCAGAAACTTGTTGTAAAGACATCTTCATTTCTTCTACACCTGTGGCAGAAGCATTTGCTGCACCAGCTAGAATGTTTGCCGCATCCGCCACGCTCAAATTATCATCCTTGAACGCATTTAAAACTGTAGCTGCAATTTCTGCCGCTGACGCTAAATCTAACTCGCCAGCTGTTGCTAATGAAAGCGCTCCAGACAATCCGCCATTTATAACATCTTTAACTGAAAGACCTGCCTTTAAAAGTTCTTCTTGTGCCTGTGCGGCTTCTAATGCGGAGTATTTCGTATCCGCACCTTGTTGAATAGCGAGTTCTCTTAATGCATCTTTATATTGATTTACCTCGCCAGGGGACATAACAGAAAGAGTATTTGACATTTGTTGTTCAAAATCAGCCGCTTTTTTGGTAGCAAAACCTAAACCAAGCGCAACTGGAGCCATATACAAACTTCCTTTTTTCCCGAAGGCGACAAGCTTATCACCTGTTTCATTTAACTTTTTTTGATACTTGTCTAAATCTTGAGTCACCGCTCCCCACGGTGAACTTTTAACAGCTTGCTCTCTCTTGAATTTCTTATAAGATTCTGTCGTAGTATCAATCTTTCTTTGCAAATTATTGTAATTTGCAACTTCATTGTTTACTGCTTTTTGTCCAGCTGATAAAGCTTTTGGCATTTGTTGTAGTTCTTTGTTAAGTTTGTTATACGCTTTTTGATTTGAGTTGACTTCTTTTTCCGCTTCTTTTAATTCTTTTTCAGTTGCATTGCCAGATTTAGAAAGCTGTTCAAAACGTTTTTTTGACTCAGTCAACGTTTTATTAGACTCTTTCAACTCTCCATTTAAAGAAGCATTTCGTTTTTCTAAATCTTTAAAATCGTTTTTAGTTTGAGAAACCATTTTGCTCTGAACAGATAACTTTTTATTAAGTCCATCTAGTTCTGTTTCATAACGAGATAATGTTTTTTCTCCTTTGCCAAAGGCTGAAAGATTTGCTTTCATTTCGCTATTCACAGAACCGAGGGTCCTTTTCAACCCTTTCATTCCCTCGTCCACTCTAGTAGCATCTAGGTCTAGGTTAATCGACAATCCTTGAAGTTTATTCATTATTTACCCCCTTCCTCGATTGACATCTTGATATTGTGATACAAAGTCAACAAGTGAAACTTTGTTATTTTCTGATTTTGCTTCTTCTTTTTCGATTATCAGACGACATAACTTTTTGTATTCTTGATCGTCCGTTTCTCGAATTGTCCAGCCATACTCTTTCATGCAGTAACGCCTAATTGCATCGAGATCGGACAAAAACTCGGTAAGCGTTATTACTTTGCTTCTTCGTCTTCGTCATCTTCAACATCATACTCTTCTGGTGAAATTTCTCGAAAGACAGACACCAAAGTATCGTTTAATTTTTTTGAAGGAATATTTTTTTTAAGAAAATCCACACTCAAATTCTTGTCGTTAAATAATTTAACTATGAATTTCAACTGCATTTCTAGAATCATCGTTTTTTTAGGATTATCAGAAGTGTTAATGTATTCTCTAATTTTTTCTTGCATTTTCCAGTAGTCTTCTAATTCAATTACAGAGGTATCTCCTCTCTCATAAAGCTCTTTCTTTTTTGTTTCTTTGTTAAAAATTTCTAATTTAATCATGTTTTCTCCACCTTTTTTATGATTTTTGTCAATAAAAAAAGAGTAGGAGTTCACCTACTCTTAAAATATTTTATCCTTCGGGTACTACTGGTGTTTCAACAAAGCCAGGAAAAGCCATTTTATAAATTTTATCTCGGAATTCTTCGCCCACAGCCATAGCAAAAACGTCCCCAGCGTCATTATAAACAAATTCGCCAGTGAGACTAGTTGCCTCTGGTTCCTTTGGTTTATCCTCAGATGTGTTTAATTTAACGTCATCTTGTCCATATTTCCCTTTTAGTAAAGCAAAGAATACCGGTTCCCCTCGCAATGTTTCACTTTCCATCACGCATGAAGCGTATGGTGGATTAGTGTTTTTCCCAACAGTTACAATACCATCTGCGTTCTTTTGACGACCTAATAACTCTTGTCCTAATTCGAAAGGTAGTTCCATAATACTAATCGTTTGCTTAACATCACCAGAACCTTTTTTGGAAATGTAGTACGGACCATTGGATGCAAAAACTTTAATAGCCTCTGCATCAAGACCAGAAATATCCGCTTCGACCGTACCACCTTTTTTATTCTTACCATTTACTTCTACTTTTTTTGTTACTTTTTCATCTTTTTCATCAAAAATACCGAAAGTCGCTTTTTCAAATCCGATTGTTGTAATCATTTATTTCACTCCTATTATTTTTATTGATATAGCTTGTATGGCAATCCACTGTATTTTCGTGCATCTACAAACCGCCCTGTTTCTGGGAAATATTCATCCAATCCACCAGCGAGTTGCCCAAAACCTATTCGTTTCATTTCTTTTCTAACTTCTTCTTGTATTTGTTTAACAATTAATCTATTGTCAGATTGTACATCGATTTGTACTAAAAAATCTTCCCACACAGCCTCGTTACTAGAAAAATTTGTTGGTACTGGAACATCTAAAGGAATGATTAACAAGAAAGTTTTGTTAGAATCACCCGTGCTTGGAAAATCATAATATTTTATTCTCTCTTCGCAAGTAGTGTGAATGATATCGTTTTTACTTAATGTCGTATATATGATGTTCAAAATATCAATCATAATTTATCACCTATTTTCTTCTGTACAATTGCCCTATAAGCTCTTTCAGATATTCTTAGTGACCTGGCAACACTACCTGTTCCGGCTGGTGTGATTTTTTTACCATTCCTTGTATAACCATACTCGTTGAGATGAATTATTTTGTACCTGTCTTTAGGACCTTTCCAGTCAATCTTTATACTTCTTACCCCATTGTCATACGAAGGTTTTTCTATATTAATCTCATCAATCGATGCACCTGTGTCTTTAAATTGAACAAATTCACTTTTAAGCGTTTTTGCAACAAGGGCTGCGCCTGCAATTAAAGCAGGGTCTACTAATTGTGGCAAGTTTTCTCGTCCAAATATACTAACTAACTGTCTTTCCAACTCTTCTACTCCAGTAACTTCTACACTCATGTTTGAACCCCCAGAAGCACATTTACAAAGCTATTACTTTGCAAGTCTGGGCTAACATCAATCACATTAAATCTTTTGCCCAAATAGCGATAATCTAATATTTCTACATAATGTTTGTTACTAACTGTATATTCACCTTTAGTGTCTCGAATATTAATTGTGACAGCTTCTTTTGTTCCCGTGCCATGTAAAATTTCTAAATCTTTCATGGATGGTTTATAAACTTCTGCAAAACATTCGAAAAGAGTAATCTTTTCTATTTCACCTGGTGAAGGACCACTTACCGGCTGATATTCAAAAAAAACAACCGGAGTACGTAAATCGCCACTCTGAACTTTTTGAGGTTTAAACTGAAACTTCATCAGATTCACCACTTTCATCTGCATAGAGAGAGAAGCCTAAGCTAGTTATTTGTGATTGAAAGTTTTCGTTGAAGAATTCTATCGAATCATTATACGCATATCTAGTACGATCAATGACCAATTCTCTTGCCCTAACATGTTCATCTACATTAAACAGCCCGCATTTTTCTTGTAAATCAGCAATAGAAAAAGATAGCAACTCTTTTAAATTGCTATCTTCGCTATTGTGAGAAATGTGCATACGCTCTTTAAATTTTTTAAGAAGGTCATCTGATACTTCCATGTACAGCACCTACTTTTTTTTATCTTTTTTTGGTTCATCCAATCGTTTTAAAAAAGAAGCTCCCAAATTGTCAGCGACTTCATCTGCACGTTTTACAGTCAATTCAATTTCAGTTCCTTTTTCATATACTTCTTTTGTTTCTTTGTCTTTGAATTTCTTTAATACTTCAAATTTAGCCATTTACAATCACCCTTCCGGAGTTTGATCTGTTGGTTTGATATTTAATGTCCACACAGCGGCAGCTTTTTCGTCTTTGGCTTTACCATACGCAAATTGTTTTGCAGCATATAAGTTAAGATCTTCAAATGCAAGCGTTTGGTCAAAAGTAGAAATATTCAATGCTCCACCAACAAGTGCATCATAACGTTTTGCAACATAAGAAATAGCTTTCTTTTCTGGAACGAATAATGATTCAATGATATTTAAATTGTAAGGCAAAGCAGTCACATACACACCGTTTGCATTTAAGCTTGTGTACTGTTTTTTAACGTCCCAAGCATCTGTAGGATTGACTAGTAACGTAACTTCACCAGCTACATTTAGTGGCTTGCCATTTTCTTTTACGGAATGATATTTATATACATCTGTTAATTCATTAACAGTTACCTTAGAGCTAGCAAATGTCAGTGTTCCAGATGCAACTTTTTCTGGATATACACCATCTACTACGTTAGTGCCTTTTCCAACTTTGCGAGTTAGACCAACAGGTTTATCTTTACCATCACCAATAATAAACGCGCTTTCTAACGCCACTGCGAACGCTTCTTCAATTTGAGTAACTACAAAACGTTTCACCCATACAGGTCCAAAATTTTCAAGGTCTTTAGGAACTACTACAAAAGCGGTTAATTTATTCTGAATAGATTCTTCTTCACTGAATGTAGCATCCAATTGTCCTTTGATTTCACCAAAGATTTTGCCCCATACAGCAAGACCACTAGTTTCGGATTTTAAGAACTTAGTACGTAAACCGGTTGTACGCATTCCAATAGATGCAAGGAAAGGATGTTCAGTTGTTAGATCTTCAAAAATTTCATCCACGACTGTTTGTGGTAGCAATGTTTCTTCTTTGTAACCAACTTCTTTATTAATATCATTGAAGAATTTAATTTCTTCATTCGTGATATTTTTGTCTGTTCGGCTAGCTGAAATATACTGGTCCGCCTCTTGACGCGCTTCTTTTTTGGCTTGATCCATAATATCAGCAGCCATTGCATCTACCATTTCCACATAAGCCTTGTTTTGAATTTCTTGTGTCTCTTCGTTTTTAACAGTATTGACAAAAGCTGTTCGTTTTTCCTCGTAATTTACAAGGTTGTTTTTTAATTTGATAGTCATAATCTATTTCCTCCTATTTTTTAGTATTAAAAAAGAAACCGTTTGAAAGGATGTATATTTTCTTTTTTCGGCTTCTCTTCTTTATCATTTGATTGTTCTAACTTATTTATTACTTTTCCTACAATTGCATCGATATCTAACTGCGGCGGTTTTATATTATTTATGATTTTTTCAATTGCATCCTGTGGGATTACCGGCGAGAGACTGGCAACTAACTGCGGTGCTTTTTCATTAGAAAACATTACTTCATCAGCAAAGCCAGCTTCTACTGCTTGTTGTGCGTTAAACCAAGTAGTTTCGCCCATAAGGTTTAATAGTTCGTCCATGTTCTTTCCAGTCTTGTCCATGTAAGCATTTGCCACAGATACATTGAAACCTTTTGAAACCTTTGCTTCATGTTCAAGATCTCGATAATCACCAAATACTCCGGAAGCGACATTATGCACCATAATTTGGGCTGTGGGACTAATTTCCACTTTATCTCCTGCCATCGCAATGACCGAAGCCGCACTAGCAGCTATACCTACAACTTTCACATTTACAGTTCCGTTATATCCTTTCAATGTAGTATAAATTTCACTACCAGCATATACATCACCACCGCCAGAATTGATAATCACATCAATCGATTCATTGTTTTCTGGTAAAACGATGTCTCTTGGGCTAGTACTTTCCATATCAAGCATGTCATAAATCCATTTTTGATTATTTGAAATAATCGTTCCTTTAATCTCCAACTTCATTCATTCTCACCTCCTTCATCTGCTGACTGATAGTTTTTAGTAATTAAATATTTATCTAATTCCGGATTATCTACTCGTTCAGCGCCCAATAATTCTCGAACTTCATTACGATTAAATGAACCAGAGGCAACCAACTTATCTACAGCTTCTGCATTTTCTATAATGTCTTTTTTGTGTATGATTTTGATATGTTCACCCGCTAAAAACTCGTTGGAAGTAAATAATTTAGCGTTTAATTCATCTTCTAGCTTTTTAGTGAGAGGATCAATACAATATTCCATATATGCTTTCATATTATTACTCAAATCTGCCATATCCCCATGTAGCAGAGCAGAGGGAATGCCGAGAATACTAGCTACATAATCAATCATTTCTTTTCGAAGTTTTTTGATCTCATCAAAATTTTGGCTACTATTGACGCTAGACGTTCCAAACTCTTCATAGTTAAAGCCTTCTAGTTGAGGAACAATGGCAATTTCATTGTTATTAAATGCAGCATACAGTTTGTCGATGTAAGTCTGTAATTTTTTTTGTTTTTCATCGTCCGCAATGCCTGCCATTTTGAAGTTAACAGCCCCGCGGATTTGGAAGTTACGCATTTGTGCTCGAATCATGCGACCAAATAACTCACCGTAATCCTCAAACATGCCATCAGTAAATGCAGCTAGTCGCTCATTTCCATATTCCAGAAAAATCACATCATCCATACTAAAATTACGATTATAACGATAATCTTTCACCGTAACCCCTTCAAAAACATCCGGATAAAGCGCGAACTCTTTTCTAACATAACTATCAGCAATTAAAAAATCGTCCGTATCTGAAAGGACGATTAAGCACTCGTTATCATAGATTAATTTATAGATCACTTTTTCCCAGAAAGAACTCGAACTCATATCTGTATTTGGACGAACATTTAATTTATAATACAATCCGTCTCGTACACTGCTTTCTCCACTTTTCAATCTAAAATCAGATTTGGCGATCGTTCGTGCTATATGTTTTACACACGTATTTAAAGCCATTTTCTTCAAATAAACCTTTGTTGTTTTATCTTCTAAAAACTCTAAATCCCACATCCACTCAATTTCTTTGTTCCGTTTAAATATCTCCGAAAGAAATCCCAATATATCACCTCCTAAAACGTAATGGCATTAAGCATATTTAAAACTTCATCTACATCAAGGTCTTCTATTTCATCCGCACGCCATAGAGCATGTACAAATGCTTGAAATCCATCTGTTTTACGCCTATGCTCGTCTTTTTTCAGGTATTCTTTATTACCATCTGGTTTGATTTTCACCGCTACATTGTTCGTATACCAGCGCATCAAAGGGTTATCGCCAAACACAATGCGATGATTTGCGAATAAAGTTTCAATTCGCGGAGCTAGCAAACTATGAGCTGCACGTGGATTTCTAATAATCTCCAGTTCGAATCCTTCTGCTTCAAACAGCGGGCGCATAAGATCCATTCGGAAGTTATCCCCAATGACCTTTTGAATACCGTAATTTTCCCGCATTTCAACAAACCAATTGACCACATGACGAGGGTCGATTGTAGGTTCATCTACAATGGTCAGTAATCCCTGCTTTTCCCATTCTTTGATGGGCGGTTTAAGGTTTGCGATATCCAGATAGCCTTTTCTAGCAAATGAATGTGATTTCCAAATATAATCATCGCCCACACGGAACAGCAATCCAACAGCCGCGAAGTCCTTAACGCTTGCATAGTCAAATGCACCAATACAAGCTCGGTTTTGGAGTTCTGGCATTTCTCGGTTAGTTGCGAGAATATCTTCCCACGGTGCTACTACCTTTTCCAAGTCTACTTCTGGAAGGTTCATTCGTTTAGTCATGAATGCTTCTCTGCCGCTTGGATTATTCGTTAATGCTTCATATTGTTTTCTAACTTTATTTAGTAAGCGTTTAGAACGAGGACTTAATGGCTTTTCAAAAGCAGGATTTGCTTTTTCCCACATAGCTTCATTCTTGACTTCTGCCGGATCGTCTAGCTTACAAATAAAAGGAAACATGCGATCGTTAAGATTTTCGCCGCTTAAAATTGCTTTACTGCGTTCTTCCAACTTGTCATAAAACCCCGCTCTCACAAATCCATTAGTGCCAATAAAAAATTCTCTGGGATTTGCGACTTTGCCAAGTCCTCCAGAGAATACATCAATTATTTGTCTATCTTCATATTCATGTGTTTCATCATAAATAACACAGCCTTCACGACCACCATCTTTAGTTTTTGCATTTGACGTTTGAAATTTAAAAACACTGTTGGTTCCTTTGCCAATAATCTGTGCTTTCCACGCGTCAAAGCTGCCTTCCAATTTAGGATTTCCGTCTATTGTATTAAATACTTCTTTGAAACTAACTTTCGCTTGATCTTCGGAATTCGCCACTACCGAAACATCGTAATTGTTAATCCCATGTAGCGGACTTATAAAATAATTAGATAATGTACTTATAAACCCGTTCTTACCACCACCGCGACCGAGGGTTATAAAGAACTCTTCATAAAAAAGTTCATCATCTTCTTTAAAATATAAAAAAATAAATGGTGCAATAAACTTTTCCCAGTTGTCCAAAGGGAAGTACCATTTTTCACTAAAAGCAATATAATTTTCTATTTGCGTCTCATCAAAATATATATCATCTCTACTAAGAACATGTTCTTGCAAGTGATTTATCAAGTCTACACGTTCTTTATTGAGTAGTATTTTCCCGCTTTCGTACGACTGTATATAGTTATCGACATGTTTATTTGATATCATATCAAGTCACTACCATCTTGTTTATCATTTTCGCCTTTGAATATAAAAGAACGCTCAATAGATAATAATGAAGTATTAATTCGATTTTTTTCTTGTATTGCTGGATTAGTTTTCGTGAATTTTTGCGAGCCGTTTTCAGTGACAACGACTGCTCCATCCATTTCAATGCTTTTATCTAACTCATAATATATGCGTATTAAATTAATATAGCGATTGACTTTTTCAAGCTCTTTCTGACTAGTAGTATCAATCTTAGATAACAATTCTTTTTCTAACTTCTTTATGTTATATTCCACTTCAAGCCCTCCCTCCTTCATGAGACTTTTTAATATTTCTGCGGAGAAGACCCCCACACCGTTCCCCAGAGCCAAATTAAAGTGCAAACCTTTGACCCGGGGGTATCACCAACGTTCGTCGTTCACCCATTTATTTATTTTCCTTCTAAATTGAAAGCGATTATGTTTTTTGTTATGACATTTTACACACAGAGTAGTGAGATTATCTATATCAAGCGCAAGTTCTGGATGGTGTTCTAAATCCTTGATATGGTCCACATCGAGTCTTTTATGCTTGTCTGGTTCATGATAATCAGTAAACACCTTTCCTTGCCTCTTACACTCTTGACACTCATAGTTATCACGCTTTAATACTTCTTTACGTATGCTTGCCCATTCCTTTGACTTATAGAATGTATGACGTTCTGCTTGTGTTAGCATTAATCCACCCCTATATAAAAGACCAACACTAATGTGCTGGACTTCATTGTTCTATGTATCCGTAGTTATGAGACCTGAATACTTCTACGGTAGTATTCGTCAATACTTTGTATTTCATCCAGTCGAATCCGAAATGAATTTCCGTCACTAGACACAGGACCCGTTCCACATTGTCAAGAGGTGTGTGTGGTTTAATATATACTCGGCAACATAGCAACCTCCCGCTATGTCATCATAAGATTATAGATGCTCAGTTCCGTCTAACAGTTCATGTTCCATTGCTTCGATTTCATTATCTGAAGCAACACCTTTAATCGCTGATATGTGAGACATCTTATTTGTTCTTGAGTAATAAGACGGAATGAACCCATTATGTTTGTTTCTTAGTTCTTGACGTTCTTTATATAATGCTTTAATAGAAGGAACAAGACGTCTAATATTTTGTTCAATAAATCTAGTTGGTATTCTAATAATTTCCCAACCGTGTTCAGATTTATTCAAAGTATTAAGGATAAACACATCTCGTTCTGAATCTTTACCAATCCTAAAACGATGGTGCCCTCCATCAATCTCTAATACAACCTTCATGTCTGGCAAAATAAAATCTACTCGTTTGCGCCCTATTCTTTGTTGTGTTTTTACTTTAATCTGACTTCTTAACAATTCGATACAAGCCATTACTTCATGGGCAGAATCAAACTTGCTACTGTCATTTCTATAAAATTGGGCTACTGTGTTATATGGGTCAAGGTATTCATCCATTTTCATACTACAGCATTCTTGCATTTCTATAAGATGTATTGCTCTTTCAAGTGTTGCTTCGATTTTGTGCGCAATATATTCTTTTTTCTTTTCTTCTAATTTTTTTCGATACTTATGTTGGCATTCAACGCATAAGTTTCTACCGCCAGACAAATCTCTGAAATGTACGGAAGCTTCCTGCGAAATATATTGCTCGCATTCCCAACACCTAACTAAATTCATATAGTCCCCTCGACTTTCATTTTTAATAGGCCCTGCCTATAATACTATAATAAACTTATTTTATTGTTCAAAACGGGCGTTAAACGGGCAATATATTTTAATATCCTAATCTTTCGGCTATTGAAAGGATGATTGTTTTGTTTCTTCTTCTAGCTGTACTCTCGTCCATATTCAACTTACTGGCAATCCATACCCAAGTTGGTTTGCTTCTGTCCCAGTATCTAAACTGAATCAATTGTTTATCCTCATCATTTAATCTATTAAGTACAGACTCAATTGCATTTATAATATTCTTTAATCTACTTATTTCTTTATCCATTTGCAGTAACATCACACGATCTTCCACTTCATTACTAATATTCCCCGCACTGCCACCACCTTGGTTCTCGTCAATGTATTCTCTATGCCAAGCGCCCAGTGTTACATTAACTTCCTTTTCCATCAATTCTTTTTTAGTAGAATGATAAAATCTTAATTCATCTTCAATAAGTTTATATTGTGCTTTACGTAATCGCTTTGACATTTAATCACTCTCCTAATAAAATTCTATCTCACACGTTTTGCCTAGTCTTTGTTCAATTAGTTTTTTCAGTTCTTCCTTGTTGACATGCGCCGTGTAATACTCTTCATTTTGATTTCCAAATATCGTTGTGAAGTTAGTAAACTTTTTTAGAAATTCCTTAGCATCTTTTTCGTATTTATCATTTTCAAACATTTTTAACCTTTCATATTTATCTAAACTGATATTTACATATTCCTCCATTGTCAACCAGCCCCATTTTTTTATATTTTAGCAATACTTGTAAAGGCGAAGAGTCACTTGTCATTTACGACTCCCATTCATATCCTCAACCATGACAAGAGAAATGATTAATAGTAAAATAAATTCTGCTTCTGCAAGACTAAGAAAGCCGAAAGCGCGCAATAATACGGTAATGAAAATCATAGAAAAATAAAATGAACTTAATGTTTTAAACATTCAATCACTCTCCTCTCATTCAACTTAGCCAGTCTTCTGCGACTATTTGACTTACATACTTTTTAACTGTTATATAAGAACTCACAAGTAAAGCCCCTACGACTACCGTTTCTATAGACCAAATAGTCAATGTACTAATTTTAATAAATAACGTAAATGAATTACTCCAAATCAGATGTGCCCAAACACCCATAATTGGTATCACTATACTAAAAAGCCACAATAGTAAATACACCAGCATTGCCTCGATTATATTCTTTGCCTTTGTTCTTAATCTATCTTTTTCAAACCGATTCATTTACAATCACTCTCCATCCATTCAATCAAATCATTCAAATAGAATTGCGCTTTCTTTAAATCCTCAATGCCATTCTTGTGCTCGTATCTTGAAACATATTTAAGTATGTTTCCTACAGCATATGACGGATAATCCTTTACTTTTGCTTTAATGTAGTCAAGTGTTTCAATACCGCCTGCTGTGTAATGTGATGGGTTGTTTACGTTGTCAGTATTTTGTTTTTTCATAGATACTCCATTGGATGCAAATGCTTTCATGGCATTTGCGGTGTTCTCAAACCACTTTGAAACTTCGTCTTGTTTCACTTTGTATTTTTCGATTGGTGTGTTGGGGTGTAAATATTTAGCATAAGAAAGACTCCCACAACTTGCTCCTTCTTCCTCTATATGCACAACAGTATTTTGCTTATTCCGTTCCCAAAGCTCCGAGTCATATGACGGAATAACCTCTCCGAAAAACCAGCTATACCCTTCATTTTTCAATTTTCCCAACAATGCATCAAAATCTTCTTGTGTTTCTGTGTGATATATTTTCATTCGTTTTTCCTCCTTGTTTAATTGTGTACTCGGCGAATTATGTGATTTAGATAAGTGCGGCATTGGGGCAAACAATATCACCAACAAAACTCCAAAAAACACTCCAGGTATAAAAGCAATACTACCTGCTACCATTATCATATTTCCTATCTGCTTGATTTCCACATATAACAAGAAATCTTTTCATCAATGTCATCCCTTCATTTTCCGCCGACTATACCGTTACAAAACCCATTTTGTAACACGTAACCACTCAAATCCCTTCTGACAGAACGTGGTTACAGGTTACAAAAAAAGCGGCGAAAAAGTTTTTATTTTTGTACTCTTTTCTTAAATATAAATAAATATATATACTTTTTATTAATAAAAAAATGTAACTTGTAACTTTTACGTGTCTAGCTACTGACACTATGCGATTTTTGGAAGTTACGTTTTTCGCTCTGGGTTACATATTTTTTGTAACCATTGTCAGAATATTTCCTAATAAATACACAATTAACACCTCTGATAAACCCGTGCAGTCTTTCCATTGATTTTGACAGGTTTTGTCTCTAAATTCATCACATCTTTAATCGTCGCTCTTCATTTTTTACCCCTCCTCTACTTTTTTATAAATATCAAAAGGTTCTATTTCTTTTTCCAGCGCATTATGCTTCACATAGATAACGGCATACTCTTTTAACGCCTCAATAATATCAAAATCTATTTCGTCCTTTAGTTGTTCTAAAAGCCAATCTGGAAAATCAACATTCATATACTCCCGAACATCGCATTTACTGTTTGTAATATCTCTTAGCTTCATTTTACCCCTCCTCCACAATTCGCACGGCTTCTGCAGCACTTCTTGCTACTCCACAAATAGCTGGCGTTATTTCCATCGCTTGTTGAAAGTTTTTCTGTTCTTGTCGTAACTTCCCTATCTCATTTTTCACTTCAATAAAAAACATTTTTCCATCTGTTCCGCGAAATCCGAATAAATCTGGAAAACCTTTCGGTAATCCTGTATCAAAAATTCGTCCATTTGGTAATTTCACTTTGCCAACATTGGCACGGAAAACGTAATGCCCATGGCGGGAAAGTTCTAAACGTATAGAATTCTGTATATCCATTTCTGCTGTCATGGAATTTCTCCTTCCTCAAAAATACGAACATATGTTATGTGTTGATTAAAAATAGCTAAATTATTAGCTAAAACAGTGCAGGTCAGTGCAAGTTTAGTGCAAGTTGGTTCAAACCTGCACTGTCCCAAATCCATTGCTATTACTTACTTTATTAATACTTTTTTTATTAATAGTGCAAGTTAGTAGTAAAATAAGAAAAGTTTCCTAGGAAAAATTTTTATAGAGAAGTTTATGGATTTTGGCGCAAACCTGCACTGTCAACTAACTAAAACCGTCAAACTCGTTCTGCTGCAATACATTCCACACAGTGCAAGTTTAGATGAACCTGCACTGCTAATAACTTGTTGAAAAGAATGGTTTGTTCATAGGATTGTATTCTTTATTCAAAGTTATGCATTTATATGCAGTTTGTCCGTTACTCCTCTTCTTCTCAAACTTCAATCCCATTTCCTTACCAAATTTCGTGCTGCTCATTAAATACTGTCCATTGTCTCTCGCCCACTCTCTATATGTTTCGTAGAGAGTTTTAGCATTGATCTGTTTGTTCTCGCCTGTTTCGCAACAGTCTTCAATAAATGCAGTAATAACATCCATTTCTGACTTGTATTCGGAGCTTGCTTTTTCTACTGCTTTCGGCATTCCTAATCCTTCTCGTTGCCATTTAAGAAATCCTTCAACTGCCCAATTCAATATACCAGTGAGTTCGCTTCGAAGTTTATACTTTAACTGCTTGTCTACCTTTTCATCTGGTATCTTCACGGTAAACGGTACTAAGTGCAATCTTCGCCATATCCCATCGTCTCTCCCTCTGATGATCGGTTTGTGGTTGGTCGCCATCCATATTTTGAATTCTGGTGTAAATTCGAACTCGTCTTTATATAAGTGCCGTGCAGTGACCTTATCGCCACCTGTAAGCTGTTTAACCAATCCTTCATCTAAACGCACACCTTCATTTGGTTCGGTTGTTGTAACGAACCTAGCGCCATGTAAACGGGCAATATCACTATTTGCATTACTAGATTGCTGTTTGACCATGATTGTTTGTGGCTGGATGTTTGTTGCATAGGAGCCAAAAATATCGTTGATAATATCGAGAAAAACAGATTTCCCATTTCGCCCATTGCCGAAAAGGATAAACATGACTTGTTCTGATGTAGAACCTGACAATGAATAACCGACAGCTTTTTGAATATAATTGATTAACTCTTTATCACCAGCAAAAATATCCTTTAAAAACGCTTGCCAAAGTGGCGCATCAATTTTATCTGTATATTCGATGTTGCTAATTTTTGTAAACATTTTTTGCCTGTCATGATTGATAAGTTCTCCATTTTGCAAATTGATATATCCGTTTTGTGTGTTCAAAAAATATTTGTAGCGATCGAATTCATCAGGCAAAACTGGCATTAAATGTTGTGCTTCTTTTAACATATTCGTTTTACCTTTGTTGCTTCTTGTTGCTTTTAAATGTTTCATAAATGCTTTTTCTGCATCTGATTCATTTTCCATGTAAGCAAACTCACTCTTCATATCTTTGATCACATCATCAACAAGTGTTTTTACAGCGCCTATGTTGTCATATTTCCAAACTTTCGAATCGTAGAAATAGAATCCTTTGTTAATGTATGAAAAACGAACAATGTCATGAAATTTATCACGGAAACGTTCTGCATTTCCAGTATCATCTAAACCATATACTTTTCGAGCAGTTCGATTCTGATTTTTCACAGTGATCGAGTAACCTTCTAAATCACTTCCTGGTTGATAAACCTCTGACGTATTGGCAATCGCTTTATTAATAACCATTTCACCATATAACTGCGCTCCTCGTTTTTGATCCCATTTTGTTCGATACAAACCACTTGAACGGAAAATTTCGTCCATTTTTTCTGCATTACATCCTGTCCAAAATGCCAGCATATTTGCAAAAGCTAAGTCTGCTTCGGATTGTGAGGGATATAATCCATCCCATAATCCGTCGTAAAGTGTTTTAAATTGTGCGCCTTGTTTACTTCGTTCAGCACGTTGAATAATATCACTTACAGGCAAATCAACTGTAGATTGTAAATTATTTATTTGTCTTACTTCATTAGTCCCAATGTATTTCGTATGCAAATATTGTATTGCAGATGTCGCTTCATTGACTTGTCTGTAGTTATCAATTACTTGACCTGTCATAACAAAAAAACGACCATCTGGGTACATTTCGATATTTCCTTTACGACGTCCACCTTCTGGGAAGTTTCCTTTTGCGATAATATGAATTCCTGTTCCGCTCACACTGTACTCGGTATAGCTTGAGAGTGTTTGAATAAATTCAGCAGCTAGGTTTTCTGTGTTTCCGTATAAATAATCTTGAATGTCGTCTTGAATATCATCTATATCAACGCCAAAATACGGTGCTTTAAAATAAAATCCTAATCCATCAAATTGATATTTGTTGAGAGAAGTAAGGGCAGTTTCAAAGTCTGCCCAAGTTCGCTCATCCACACTATTTCCATAGGAACCATCATTTGCGTTCATTGGAATCTTTTTATTTTTGCCGCGCTCTTCATCCCAAACAAGTTGAAAAGCGCACCATTGTTTTAAGTTTTTTAATTCGTCCGGAATTTGTTCATACACGTTTGTGCGCTCCTCTCATTGCTTAGAACGGTAGATTACTCTCGTTTATTTCTGGCATAGGTTCAGCTTCTTTCTTTTTAAATACATGTTGTAATGGTCCGGTAATTTTACTTTCAGCCCATGCTTTCACATTTAAATTTTTATAAATTTGACCATTATGCTCAGACTCTTCATTTTTCACAGTAACTTGGCACGTCTTAGTTAACAGGTCTTTTAATAATTCATCCAATGTATTATAATCTTTGCCGTTAGGTAATTGGATTGCTTTAGCGATTGTATTTAATGCCGTTCGACTATATTCATTTGTTGCTTTTGCTTTCCATACTCGGTGAAAAATATGCGCATTCTGGAATTTTTGATTTACATCATTACGGATAATTAAATCAATATTAATGAACTCCGCTCCGTTTTTTGTCGCATCTTCATTTGCGTTGTATAAAACCACCTCATACGTACCATTTTCTACTCCATTTGTGAAAACATCATTATGATCTACTTTAAACATTTTTAAATTCCTTCTTTCGTTTTTATTTGATAAATCCTCTTGCTTTTCCTTGATGGAATGCCCATCCTCTTTTATAATTGTGTTCTTTTGCATATTCATATAATTCTTTCATGTTCGTACATTCGCTTGGACTACTATAATTTACTTTAAAAACTGCTTCTGTTACTTCTTGTAGCTCCACTGCATCGTCTATCTGTATTGGCTTTGCTTCCACTTTAAACTCATGCCCGCAATGCTCACATTGCTTATTGCTGGATAAGACTGTCATAAAGCAATCGGGACATATTTTCACTGGCGCTTCTGCTTTCTTGCTATTACTTCCTTTTTTCGGTTCTAACGTCCATGTGCGTTCCATATCCGGTAGTCCGAACCGACTTACATTGCCTACATGATCAATGATGATGGACGTTTTTTCTGGACGGTAACGCATGCCCCGCATAGATTGCTGAATGTAGAGAGACAAAGACTGTGTCGGGCGTAACATAATCACAGTAGAACAGTCTGGCACATCGAATCCTTCGCCAATCAAATCTAAGTTACATAGCACTTTAATCTCGCCATTTCGAAACTGTTGGATAATGTGATCGCGTTCCGCCTTTGGTGTTTTGCCATCAATATGTGCTGCAGTGATACCCACTTGTTCAAAACTAGCTGCCATTTTTTGGCTTTGATAGAGAGAAGAAGCGTAAAGAATAGCTTGCTGTCCGTCGGCTAATTTTTGATAATGCTTGATCACGTCTCCCCATACTTTTCGTTGATTGAACTGATCGTCTAATTGTGTGATGTCATATTCCCCGGTTCGTTTGATGTCTAAGTTACTTGTTTGAATAACTTCCGGTGCAAAATACTTATAAGGTGATAAGAAGCTATTTTCAATCAACCATTTGGCATCGACTTTCTCGATCAACGTATCATTTATATCGCCTAATCCTCCGCCATTAATTCGGACAGGTGTTGCCGTAAATCCGATAACTCGTGCCTCATGAAAGTATTCAATGATTTTTTTGTAGCTGTTCGCTAAGATGTGATGGCTTTCATCAATGACTATTAATTCTGGTTGAGGTGTGTGATCTAACCGTCTAACAATGGTCTGAACCATTCCTAAAGTGACGTGTTTCATATCAACCCCACTCACTTCGAGTGTATTTTGAATCTGATCAATCAATTCTTTCCTGTGTACCAGGAATAAAACATGATTTTTATTTTCTGTGGTTCGCCTAATAATCTCTGCTAAAATAACCGATTTGCCTGAACCTAACCACAGGGCGAAACAACTAACGGACGTTTACACCCTCTAATAAAAGCCTCCCTTACTTCGTTGATTGTATCGATTTGATAATCTCTAAGCTTCAGCATCAACATCACCGATTTTGAATAGGTCTTCTTGCAGCGCGAATTCTCGATTGTCTAACTGATTTTTGGCAAAGTTACCGTTGTTTTCAGATAGTAAAAACCCTCGTTGTCCTGTTTCCGGATTACGAATCAATCTAGCTACTACTGGCACGATCCCCATAATATGATTAACCACTTTATCTCGAATATCGGGTAAAAACTGGTTATATAGTTGACCGCTCTCCATTTGAATTTGGCGTGTTGTTTCCCATGCTGTGTAGACAACGTTTGTATCCGGCAAACTATTAAAGATAGAAATCATATCGATTAAATGCGTATCGAATTTCCCATAATGTTGCAACTCTGGTTGACCCGATTTTGTGTTTCGGCCATTAAACATCAGCCACAATTTTTGATAATGGCTTAAATTATCAATTACTACATTGTCATATTCCTCTGCATGTGCCTTCGCATATCCATAAAAATCAGCCATATCTTGTACGGGATTTCGAGGATCTAATGTCGCAATCATGATATTAGGTAATCCACTTAATACTTTCGACGTACCATCACAATCCAACATTAATGTTTTTCCTTCTAAATACTTAATCGTCGTTGTTTTCCCTGCTCCCGGTTTTGCATAGATCATGATGTTAAAAAAATCTGACCGTTTCATTTCTTCTGATTTAATAAATTCCAATGAAATCCCTCCTTATTTTATTTGTAGTCTTTCCGTTTGAACCAAAACGGCTCCTGGTACATCAATGCCTTTTTTCAAATCATCTTTTAACTTAGCCTTATCCAGCTTCTTAGGTTGTTCAACTAAATAATTAATTAACTTCCTCTCATCTTCTACAAGTACACTGTGAGGGTTTTTCCGAATATCTAATGTAAATAGATTCGTTTTTATTTTTTGCTTATTAGCAACTAGCATAGCATCATGTAGTGATTGTTTCAGTCGCTTCACATTATTGTTAATCGTGTTTTCTCGTTCTGATAAACGTTTAATTTCTACATCTAAAATAAGTGATTGCCCTTCTAATTCTTTAATAACAAACGCAACATTTTCTGCTTTTGTTTCTAATTCATCTTCAATGCTTTCAAGGGTATCTTTTAATGCCTCCGGATCTAATTGCTCAGCTAAATTTAATAACTGTTGATACTTTTCTTGAATGGAATAAAGTGTTGTCATATTAATCATCTCCTTTCAAAAATGCTGTTGCTGTTATTTTGCCTTTTGATGCAGAATACCACTTCACATTGTTTCTTTCGTCAAATTGTGGCTTATTTACATTAGATACAAACATCTTAGCTTTATCTGTATCTGCATTATATATACTAAAACTTACTGAGTCTGATTGTTCATATAGCTCATTTACTAATTGACTATTCCTATTTTCTTTCATTTTCTTGACTTGAGTTGCTGGTATGTTAAAGGATGAAAATCCGTCTTCATCTTCAACAGTAAGCAGACCATTGTTGTTAATCAGAACATGAAACTGCTCTCCGTCTACACATAATTCAGCTACCCCTGCCCTATCCTGCACTTCTACTTTATCGCCCGGTTGAATACTCATTTTAATCCCTCCACTTCATTTTTATAATCCCACATATCTTGCGATAATTTATCCAACCCAATCGCGAAACGTTCGAGATCTTTAGGCGTTTTGATGATTGATTTACATAATTCTTTGCTTTTTCTGTGAAGTAAACTGTTAGCTTCGTTGATGATTATTTGTTCTGTCATTTTTCACCTCCAATTGCATATTCGTGTTCCTCCTATTTATAAAACATCTGATGACCGCATCTCGGTTGATAGTCGTTTTCGCGAAGTGAGTCAACGAAATTACACATCACAGCAATACTATCGAAATCAGTGAAATTTATGGCGTCGGTTATATCTTTAGTCCAACTTGCTACAGGTGATAAATTACCAACAAGCGGCACGACAGCTCGTAGATATTCGTCACAATCCCTCTTGACCTTTGTTATGATATACACCTGTTTGCGGTCTTCTAACCTAGTATTAACACCCAAAGTTATGTCTATTAAACCGCACATACGCAAAGCATGATTCTTGTTAGTGAAATATTTGGCAAGGGCAGAGTTAGTTGTTTCTGTAATTTCGACGTGCTCGTCGCCGATACCTACACTTCTGACCATGACACGTTGATTGTATTTATTCATGTATACGATACGTTTATTAAAACTCATTTTTCTTCATCCTCCAAACTCCTTCCACAAACTGGACAGTAATTGATATTCCTAGCTGTTAAACCGTAGTAGCTGAAAACTCCTAAGTTGCCATCGCTGTCTAGTCTAACGACACCTGTTTCTTTATATTCTTCATCAAAACTCAGCAAAGACTCGTTATTCATCATAGAGTCATCCTTGCAATACTCACACATTATTTCGCCACCTCTCTCTTTCTTGCTTTCACAAGTGCGGTAGCAGTTCCTCCAGATAGATAGTTCCAATCAGAAGAGGAATACGTACTGAAATGGACTTCGATAATCTCGTGTGTTTTGGAAAGCTCGTTTAATTGGTCGTCTATGTTTACGTATTTCGTTTGAGACTCACTGTATCCCACAAATTCAAACCATTCCTCGTTCATTCCGCCACCCAACGTTCTTTATAGACATCATCTACTTTTTCTAATTGACCCGAATACACTAAAATGACTTTTATCCAATCAAGACTATTCCAAATTTCCTCTGGTCTACTCGTGTCGTCATGAGGATGGATCCTTTCACTCATTTCTTCTATTGCTTCATAATAATCAAAACTTTTAACATATGGTCTATCATCTTTAGGACCTGAAAGCAAATCACGTTGTTTAGGACTATAAATGTAATCAATACTTACTTCGCAGGAACAGCCTGCTGTCCAAACGCTAGTCCCCTTATCATCAAAGTTATCCGTCATCGTAACAACTGGTAAATCAGGGTTTTCGATAATTAAATCTGCCAATTTTTTCAATACTT